CCCTTAGAAACAAACATTGCTTTTTCTTCACTGAACGAAACAACTTCCAACCAATCGTTTACTTCAAGAATATCCCCCTCGAAGATTTCTTTACCATTCTTGTCTCTGAGTCCGGTTGATTGCATTAAAACGATGTCATCGAAATCGTAGCAATTTGTCCGTTCGAAAAAGAGTGTTTTAGCGCCAATTTCGCTTTTTCCGAAATCAATAGGCATAATATCATCAACTTCGTACATTGTTTTATGAATTTTATCCCATGCTCTATATCTTGGTATCATTGTCCTCTCCCCTTCAAATAGCTGGGAATATCATCCCCAACGTTTACGCTATCGTACTGCTCTTTGCTCACTAGGAACTTACCATAAGCCCCACAATCAAGCGTATAGAGCTTTCCAACCATTGATTTTCCAGTCACCTTGCCATGTAATTCAACGGCATTATCAGCCTTATGGATAACCACTGTCTCGATAGGTCGATTAACCACTCGTAGAACAGTAGTCACGTTAATGGCTAGTGAGACCATGAGCAGCACCGTAGCAATAGCTAGGTCATTATAAATCGTCTTCTTTAACAAACGTCCCATTTACCATTTTTCCTTTCCTATTCTTGATTTCCTCGTATGCAATACTTAGACACTCAGTAACATCAAGGTCTAATTGATGTGCTAGCACGATAATTGTCACCAACGTGTCACCAATAGCATCTTTAAGTGCTGCTTGCGGTTCCGTGAATTTAGTCGGTTTCAAGAGTACATCCCGAATCTCACCGACTTCTTCAGTGATGCGCATCCACTGAATCTTAGGGTCTGCTTGCTTAAGGCTGCGTTTGTCAGCCCACTCGTTGATTTTAGTAATTAGGTTTTTCATCCGTTACCTCTTTCACTTCCACGCCTGGGCAATCAAACACCCAGCCAAAGTCGTTCGCTTCTAGCTCTTTGCGGGTATGGTGTGCTCGAAATCTTTCAAGTTCTGTTTTCGATGCAAAAAACCATGTTTGAGTTTTTGCATCTCGATTGAGGTATTTACTGTATCCATCAATTCCTTTAATTCGAACCGTGTATCTTGGCCCCTTCTCTACCTCATAGCCAAACTGGTGCATGTTGACGAGGGTTTGGATTACTTCGAGTTCCTCGGACATCAACCAATTCTCAAAATCATTTGCTAAGTTTTTGTCGTAATTTTCAACAGCTTCGCAGATACATTGAAATAGTTTTATTTCAAAATCGTCCTTATGTTCCTCATACCAATCCGCCACGTACTGCGGCACCACTGGTTTCTCAAAGAACGAATCATATAGGTCTTCTGCGTAAGCTACCGAAATGCGTGCTACCTTCGATAGTTTCTGTACTGCTTCATCTTTGTTCATCATCGCTAATTTCCTCCATCCAGACAGTAGCGTCTACTGCCATGCTTAACTTTTTTCAACGCTTCAACGTGTTTCAGTGCCTTTTTCTTGTCTGTAAAATGGCACTCCTTAACGTCATCCATCGAGCGTGCTACTCGTACTATCCACCGCATTCGACTAGCTCCACTGTGTACATCCTTGAATTACGATATTTAACACCTCGTAGGCGGTGTAACTCGTTGATAGCGTCATTCTTGTTGTTAAAGATATGCTCACTGTCTGGCATATTGTCGTAATACACGATTACTTTGTATTTCATGATTCTGTTTCCTCTACTTCGTAATAATCAATCTTTGCAAAATTCTTAGGACTGATAGTTATTATTCTTTTTTCTGGCTCAATCTGCTGTAACTGAAGACATTGTATATTCCCTACTTCGAGCCATTCCAGCATGTCCAGAATGCGTTTGAGATTTTCTTTCACCGTGATGGTTTCATCCATGTATGGATTTTGCAGTCTAATATTTGTCATATTTCAATTAATTCCCTTCATTTGCTTGCATAGTTCAATCATCTTTCTTAATAATTCTTCATCCGGTAACTGCTCCAGCGTAAGAATCCGATTGAGTTTCTTTGCATTGATTCCTAGCTTAGCGCTGATATATTCCATATCTTCGCGATTAGACCAGAACCATCTCGAAATTTCTTGCGTTTGACCTAACACGCTTGTGTGGTCGTAACTTTCCGGAGCGTATACACCGACCAGCTTGTCTTTATATTTGCTATTCATGTCACGCTCCTTCAATGTCTAACACAATCTTAAATTTCCCAGACTCACCACTTAGCCCGCCATACTGAAACGACATCATTTTGATAACTTCGTGATTGTCGTCTGGCCATAAATTAGCGTCCGTCAAGCCGTCTATAATAGCCTTAACAGTCGGATATAGGTTGGGTGGGTCTAATCTTCGTCTGGTTGGTGCATAGACCGTGACAAGCACTTTACAAGGCTTATCTGGGCTATATACTGGCTTAATGTTAAGCCCCGCTTCTGCTCTCGCTATCAATCGCAGTTTCTTGACCATCCGGCCCTCTGCTTGATAGTGAAATCTGTCATTACTGTTGATAACTAAATTTTGAGCAGGCTTAGATTTCGACCTTGGTAATAGAAATTCTAGTTTCATATTTCACCTAATTAGAACGGCAAATCATCACTAGTGATGTCCATTGGGTTTGAATTACCGTATGGGCTGCTTTCTCTTGCAAAGTTTGGCCCTTGCTGTTGTGGCGCTTGTTGTTGCGGTGCTTGTTGCCCGTGAGGCCCTGCATAGCTGTTGTCATTACCAAACGCTCCCGATGTATTGCCTTGGCTTGCATTGCCACCTTCACGCGCTGCACGGCTTTCTAGCATTTGGAAGTTTTCAGCGACTACTTCAGTAACATACACCCGTTGACCTTGCTGATTCTCGTAGCTACGGGTTTGGATGCGTCCAGTAATACCAATCAATGCGCCTTTTTTAGCCCAGTTAGCCAAATTCTCAGCTTGCTGACGCCAGATAACACAGTTGATAAAGTCAGTTTCACGTTCGCCGTTAGCATCCTTGAAATTGCGGTTAACCGCTAGGCTAAATGTAGCTACTGCAATATTGCTAGGCGTGTAGCGTAGCTCTGGGTCTTTGGTTGTCCTTCCAACCAACACGACATTGTTAATCATTGTTTTACTCCATCAATTTCTACAGCTAAGATATTCCTTGGGTTTAATAGATACGTTTTGCCATCATACACTACTGAAACGGGTTGGTTAGTCTCCATGCAGTGCATCAATTTGCTCTTAAACCCTTTGTCACGTGTTTTAATTTCCATTCCCGACTCGTTCACCATCAAGAATTTTACTTTTATCATTAACTTCCTCATTTCAGAATTTCATAATTTACAAAGTTATCATCAAGCAACTTAGCAAATTGGTGCCATTGCCCTTCTCCACCGTGGAAAGTTAGTGAAAGATTGACCTTGTATGGTTCGGCGGGCTTGCTAGGCACTTCCTCGATTGGTTTGGTGTCTTCGATAACTTCACCAGTTTCAGCATTGACTGCCTTGATTTCCTCGTTAGCTGACTGCTGGGCCATTGCTTCAATCTCAGCTAGGCGTGCCGCTTCTGATTTCTCTTTAGCTTCCGCTTTCTGCTTGCGTTCAATAGCTGCATCACGGTCCTTCTTCATTTGCTTCAAGATATCAACTAGAGGTGTGTCATTCTGCAACGCTCTAGTGTATGGTTCCGCTGGCAACTCATAATCAAGGGCTTGTTCCTCAATCATGGCAATGTTAGCCTTGTATTCTTCAAGGCGGTCATACTCAGCCAAAACAAAGGCGTCAATCTTTTCCTCAGTCGCTTTTTTGAGCTTCATTTTCTTATCCATGAAATCCCCAACCTTAGAAAAGCTCTCGTACTTGTCCTTGAATGTGTCCTTGTCTAGTCCTGCTAGCTCGCATTTGCTTTCAAAGACTGACCTAACGTGGTCAATTCGCAGCATTTTTTTGTGTTCCTTGACTTCATCACGTTTAGCACGTAGCTTTTCAAGGAGTGCCTCCAATGGCTCTAGCGAGGTCGCTAGTTTAGATTCAAACTCAGTGAGTGGATCTTTGTAGATTCTGCCGATTTCCTTACGCTTATCGTCAAGTTTGTCGCCAAGCCCTTTGAAGCGTGTGATTTCTTTTAAGACCTCGTCATATTCCAAGCTGTCCAGTTGCTCGTCTGATAGCTCGCTAACTGCCGCTTGAATCGCTGCATCGAACTTGTCAAAATCAAAGTTGATTGTCCCCGGCGTATAGACCGGTTCAATCGTTTCAAGAAAATTGTTCGTTACGTCCTTCATTTTTATCCCTTTCGATTGTTAATCTGTGTTTGAATGTCGTTAGTCACCACGTTAAAACCTGCCACTAGCAACTCATGGAAGTCATTGAGCTTGTACTTCTTCAAGTAGTAATTCGCTACTGTTTCAGTTGCTTGGCCAGTAATTAGAGCTAGCTCATTGATTTGTTGCATGATTGTGTCATGTTGTTCATCGCTGATAAAGTTAGGTTGTTGATCGCTTCTTGACTCGTAGCGTGCTTGCTGCGGCTGTTCTTCCACTTCCTCAGTGTCTTCGACTGGTTCCGGCTCTGGTTGGACTGGTTGAGCTTGTTCCTGTCTCTGCTGCTCAATCTGTGCCATTTTACGAGCCTTAACATCCTCTTGTGTTTCTCGTGGTGTCACGTCAATGGGTGCCGCTTGTTCCATTTCATCCGCAGTATATAGACCGCCCACGTTCTCCGAGAACGCATCTCGGACGGCCGCCACGATTGCCACTTTTTCAATCATTTGGCCCGGTGCTTTCTGCCACCAGTTCTTGTGCGTGTTATAAGCTGACAACTCAACTTCACGATAGACTGGACGGCTTCTATCCTTGCGGTACACTTCACACCAACCACCGATTAGCGTAGCTTTGCGGGGTAAGATAACGCCCTTTTTAGTTTTGAGTTCGCCTTTTTCATCCTCGTAGATCACACCACTTTCAAAACCGTCATAGTTTTGATTTTGTTCAGCTCGTTTCATGAAAGCGTCCTTAGACACCACGATTTGAGCTGGGTTGTTCCCGTACTTTATGAAATAGACCTCTTTAGTGAAAGGGTTAAGATTGCGATTTTTAACGATTGCCAGCAACGTTTGAAGCTCTTGTGGGCTTGCTTGGTGTTTTGGGTCAACAAAGTTTCTCAATGTTTCGCCGTCAAGCTGTTGCAAATCTGTTAAATATGCCCCTTTTGTTGTTTGTAATTGATTTTCCATGTCATATCCTTTTATATGCCCCTAATTCTCAAATTTTGGGGGTTATTTGCCGTTTTACCGTTTGTCTAGTGTGATTGTGCCACTAGATTATTCAGGACGGTTACAAGCGATTTTAGAGCCATTTCTTGCCCTTTGACTTTTTTAGGTACCAATTCTCCCTTTTGAGTTTGGCGTTCTCTTGAGCTAGTGACAAGATTCTGTCTTGCTGACTATTGATGATTTCTCCCAGCTCACGACCTAAATTCATGTACTTGTTCCGCCATCGGCTCTCGACTTCGTAAGTTTCTTGTTCCATTTTTAATGCCTACCCTCCCACCACTGCAAAATTAATTATTTTTCGTTATATTTCTTAAATCCAAGAGTTAGTGCTGTGATACCTGCTGCAATGACTACAAGTCCTAAAGTGCTAGCAATTCCTTCTTTTTCACCAGTGTTAGGAAGTGCGGCTTTATAAACTGGCGTATTTGCCACTTGTTTTGGCTCAGATTCGAGTTTGTAAGTAACTGTGGTAGTTTGTACCTCTTTATCTTCACGAGGTGTTACGGGCTTGTTAGGGGTGTTTTCTGATGGCGTAGTTGGTTTAACTGGTTCTTCGGGAATCTCGATAATCAACTCAGGTTTATCGAGGATTGGAGCTTCATTAGGTACGACACCGCCTGACCATTCAGGAATCTCTACGACTGGTGCTGGTGGCATGAGTGGGATATCGTTGATATCAATTGAAGGCTTATCGTAAACCGGGGCATCGTTTGGTACTACGCCGCCTTCAAATTCCGGTTTTTCATATTTAGGGGCGTCATTAGGAACCGTTCCAATAGGCTCAGTGTACTCCGGCAGCTCACGTACTTCCGGAATGCCAGGGATGCCTCCCTCAAATTCTGGGATGTCAACTTTTGGCGCTTCACGAGGAATTTCAAACGTTGGCTCCGGCTTGTTTTCACCACTGGCATCGCCTTTACCACCGACAAGTTGAACATAACTGTATGAAACAGCACCATCTGACTCAGCTTTTAACTCAACCTTATTGGTTGGATTAACGCTATCCTTAACTGCATTTGTCAGTTTGGTTTTATAGTTCAAGTAAATCATATGGTCAAGTCGGTCCATTTTGATTTCAAAGCCATGCTCAGATTTGCTGATTGACTTAACTAAATCCATTGCTGAACCTTTATCAATCCATGGATTCACGCTCTCAATGTTCTTAACTTCAAAGAAGTTATCCACAAGGGTTTGATTGTCACTCATTGTGTCAATCAATGTCACATAATTCAACACACGTCTTGCGTAGTTAACACGGATAGTCCAGTTGATAACAGTTGGGTCATTCTCGTCTTGACTACCCCATTTAGAAAGTAATTCATCTTTACCAATTTCTTGTTCTTTGCCGATGTTGACGGTGATCACTGTCCCATTGAAGTTTACTGTGACTGGCTTGCCACTTTCGACCTTGTCTGTCCAAGTAGCGTCCATTTTAAGACTCATTTGCTTGTTAAGCGGATGAGATGCAAAGTAGTTGTTAAATACAGTAGTCACAGTATTGCTTGCTGTGTCTGTAGTAGCTTTACCAACAACTTGCTTGTCAGGATTGTAAACATCAAAGTCAAAGTTAGTTTGAAATTTCACTTCTTCAGGTAAAGTGAACTTAACCTTATCCCCTTCATTGATAGCCATATCGTCAGGGAATTTTACATCCTTGTATTCCACTGTGAAGCCTTGGTATTTACCAGTTCCTTGAGACTGGTCAACCTCAACATTAGGGTTAGATACTTGGATAGTGTCACCCTCTTTAACGAATGTAGTAGGTTGCGCTTCGACTGGCGCTGTAGTTTCTGCCACTGGTTGCGCTACTTCTGTAGTTGTTGCTGGTGCTTCTGCCGCTGGAGTAGCTTCGACTGTTGCTGGCGCTTCTACTGGTGCCACTGTTTCAGACGGTGTCACTGTCACGTTGCCGGCGTTGTCAGCCGTATAGACATTAGACACCGCTGGTTGTGTATCTGCCACTGGTGAAACAGTTTCGTCTGCTGATACTGTGCCAGCTCCAATCAATAGAGCTGTAGCTAGTGCAATCGTTCCGCACAAGCCATAGGCTTTTGATTGAGTGAAAGAAGGTTTAGTGACTGTTTGAGTGTTAAAAGATTTCATGGTATAATCTCCTTGGTGTATTTTTCTTGCATGGGCCCTAACCCATGCTTTTTTTAGTGCTCTCAACGTGCACCCAACGCCCCACCGTGTCATGTTTTTCAATGTTTTATTAGACTTTTTGGGGAAGATAGGAAAAAGATTTATTTAGTAAAGTTTTTTTGGGGAAAATTATGGGTATAAGTTACACTCCACGGCAGGGCCATGGCTGCACGCTGAAAGATGTTGTTATTTGCTATATTTCTTCTGGAGCCGCTCGCTCTTTTCTTCGGGCGTCTCCACCCACTCAAAGAATGGCTCTTGCTGTTTGGGTTTCTTTCTAGTTAGCAATTTCTTTAGTAGCTTCATGAGTTACCCCACTAATTGATCTAATGGCAATCCGTGGTCAGCATTGAATCGCTCAACTTTAGCTGTGTAAGATTCCCATTGTGGGACTTCATAGACTTCTACTTGTTCTTGTTTCTTGCTCCAAATCCAGTTAAAAATTTTCATGTTGTTTCTCCTTTAGTTGCTTTTTGTTCCCTTAGTTTAGAATTTCACCGTTGCTGAACACACCAAAACATGTCCCGTCTTTCGTGATGACATCCACACCGACATGATGGGCACCGTTTCTGTCAAAACGGATGTCGTCAGTTAGGAATGCTTTTTTGATCCCGAAGTTTTTGAAAAAGTTGACCATGCCTTTATTTGTTTTTAGTTTTTTCATGATTTTTACCTCTCTTATTTAACTATGATTACTGTATAGTTATCTATTAGTAATTATTATTAGTTAGTGCCGGTAGGCTCTAGATTGTTACTAGTTAGTGCCGTAGGCCATATTGTTATAGATTAGTACTTGTTATATATTAGTACTTGTTAGTGTGCGAAAATTGATAATATGAATTATCACGACGTGAATTATCATGTTATGAATTTTCGACTTGTGAATTTTCAGTGTTGCCTGTGGATAACTCTGTGGATAACTTTTTATCAAGGTAGGCTATAAACTCGTCTGTCATTGGTATGTCTGACACACAGATAAAGATTTCGAAACCTTTTTTGTAGCCTTTGCTTTTTCTAAAAAGTGCTGCATACTTCTTGTGTTTTAACTCACTGAACGCCGCTCGGTGCGAGCTTGCTCCGTTGGTCGAACGTTTTTCAAGCTCCGTCAGGTATATCCGCCAGTCACTCTTATTTGATAAGATTTCAGCAAGTAGCCCTTTTGCTTGCAAGCTCAAGCTAGTATCTTGGAGAAATCTGTTATTCATGCTTGTATAATTTTCATCAGTATTAGTGAAAGATATACTTCATTCGGTTGTGCTCCTTTCTGGCAGTGGTTGGCCTTTTTATTCCCTAACCGCACTAGAGAACTAGCGAGGTCTTTTGATTTTTGTTTTTAGGAGTCATTATAAAATCAAATCATCTAATGGTATTGCTTACGTTTCAACTGAATTGTTGCCCCGCTAGCTCACTGTTACGGCTAGGGTGTTAATGTTATTTGAATCTGTTTCTGGTTTTCCATTCGATGAAGGACTTAAAACCCTCATAGTTGATGAAAACCAGTTTGTGGGTTGGGTTGAATACGTAGTCCCGGAAGTCTTTGTTATTCCTCATTTCTCGAATAAGGTTTTTTGCCATCGTCTTCCCTAGACCTTCCCACCGCTGCATGAGGTGGTCGTAGTCTCCCCATTCAGCCGTTTCATTGATTCCGACTGGTTTGTAGGTGATTTCCATTGGTAGTCCTTTCTGATATAATCGACTTATCCTGACGAAAGGAGGAAAAATCGTGAGTTTTAACCAAGCTCTAGCTGATAGAATCCTTGAATTTGCTGCACTTGAACCAACTATCCCAGCTGGTACAGGGCACGACTTCTACGATCCAGAATTTGATGAAGATGATTTCGAAGATACTGCTAAACAACTGATTTCATCTGGTCAAATTACTGGCTTACTCAAGGAAGATTTCAGCGGTCTATTCATTGAGTTCAGACATTGATGTTTGAAGTCCTACAACTGCCATCATCTCATCAACATCAGTAACGCTTGGTGTAAATGTGATGGTGGCTTTTGGTTTTTTGCCTGCTGACATTTCTAACTTGAAATCAGTAACACCACGTCCTAATTCCCAGTCGTTGATTTTTATTGAATACCCTGAAGAATTAAGAGATTGTCCCTCACTTGGTTCTCGTTTAGGTTTAATACTTAGTTTTAATTGCTTCATTTTTGCTCCTTTCTGGATTTGCTGTGTAGTTGTAACTACACTTCAAACAGACTCATTTGATGGTTAGCTGCAAAAATATCGTCTTTGAGTTCTTGGTCGCTCAACCCCCAATTTTCGATAAAGATAACAGCGTTCTTAAATTCTTTAGCAGGAATTTCTTTGCGTCTCACACC